TGACGTAAGTAAACGTAGCTGTAGCACCGTTCAGAGGCCAAGGCGAACCATTAACGCGCTGAGATTTAACAAAAGTGGGAGCGTTAGTTGTGCCGCCGATTGAGCTGCATGTGATTCCAGCTAGATTGCAGGTTATGGATGTCGGCAGACCCGTAAATCCAGTTGTAACGCTTAAAACGGTTGCTTGATTTGCGGTGATTGGGTTGCCGCCGTTGATGCTTGTGATTAGGTAAGCGGTCTCTTGTAAAATCACAGTAGAATACTGATACATCGGATTATGTGCGCCAGTTTTGGCCAGCTCAGAGACAACACTACCTGTCCCCACGGTGTAGAACGAGCGCAGAAATTCAACCGCCGGAACATACGATGATACCGCCTCTCCTATATTTACGCTAGGAGAAACCTCTGTAAATGTAGCTGTACCAGTGCTAAATCCGGTGTCCCAATTTGGACTAGCAAACACAGCAGATACAACATCTGATGAAGTTACTGTGTTTGATAATGTTGGGTTTGTGTATGTTCCAGAGCTATAAATTACGGATTGATATGACCCAGCCTTGAATGGTGGTGTTGCGAAAGCATTTGTCGATGACCTCCATACTCGCCAAGCCCTATTCAAAACAGTAAATGTCGGACTTGTTCCTCCTGTTATATTGGCAGTAGCAGAAGATGCCGCCACCAAATAAAATCTATGGAAAAAGAATCCTGTTGCGCTAGTTCTCGCGGCAAGCTCTATAAAAGACTGCCCGTTCCACACGGGAGTAAAAGAAGCCCCCGCCAAATTCCTATACTGAAGCACAAGCTCAATAACATCTCCGGCCTGCGCAGTCACAGATGATGTAAATGAATTTATGTCAGCAGTGCCAGCAACGTGGGACTGAGATATTATTGATATAGACATTTAATACTTCCTAAGGGATTGTTACCGAGACTGTTTTAAATTTACTGTATGTGTCATCTAGTAAATGGATATATGCGGTTTCGCCAGAATTGAACACCCCAACATTATTTAAAAAATAAATCTCATCATCCACCCAGTAATAGTCCAGTAGTTGAACACATTTCCCAGCCCCCAAAGTTTGCCCATAGATCGGCGAGTCAGTCATTACTGCACTTTTCCAACCATCGCTGACAACAACCTCATCCACCCATACATCAATATTGTTTGTCGAATTCACAATACCAGTAACAGGAAGCAATAAACTTCTTAGCATGTCTGGGTGGTCTGCGTTTCTAAATGTTTTTAATGGATCAGTATTAAAGCTACCGTCAAAATAACCAAGGCTCGTTCCATTCAAAAAAACTTCAAAGTAGCTATTACTAGTATTGAGGTCTCCACTATCCCCAATCATTTGATATAAATACCAAGTGTTTTGAACTGGTAAAAATGCAGTATGGCCAGCCCTAGTTTTTGTTGATGCAGCCCAATATTCAGGATTGAAAGAGTTTACCCCGCCGCCAGTGGTGACAGACGTATTCGTAGAATTGGTTGTTGGGGTTCCTATTCCGGTATATTCATGGTCAAATCTGGATGACGTATAGGGTTCAGTAGTGTTGCCCATCCTACCCAATTTCCAGTCTGCCGCACCTCCAGTGAATGAATTAACTCGGAATCGCCACCAGCATGAAAACATTATTTTCCTATACTGACTATCCAATGTTAGAGATAGTCTTGGCGTCTGTTGGTTTTCTGTAAAAATCGTGTGCCAGCATCGCTCACCACTATGCTGGTTGGTCGAATCAATTGACGATCCCCCACCTTGGGCAAGCTTAAGCCCAGTTCCTCCAGCATTGCCAGATGCTGGAACATCTGCAAGATTCGCTACATCGGAAAAGTCCTGCGCAAACCTAAACCCACTCGGCTTTACTCCAAATCCAGTGCCAGCAATTCTTATATAGTTTGATGCCTTAAAGTTTGCGCTTAATTTATCAGATAAAGGGTCTCTCTGCCATGCCGCTAAATTTCTAGTTGTCATTTACGATCATCCTGCAAAGTGGCGAATAAATTCAATATGCACAGATTTAACTGCGCGGGGCATTGGTTCATTTTATTTCCCCTAAGCAATATTTCATTTCTAAGTTCCTACGTTCAACTAAACCATTCAACTTTAATTTCCATTTACCACTAGCTGTAAGAACACAATCTTTCATACCCTGTTTGCATTGTCCTGCAAATACATATTCCATAAGTATTGCACAAGCTGCCTTAGTGTTACCTGCATTCATTAATCCTAGAATGGAACTCTTCTGGAATGCTGTTGTGCCAAGGTTGTAACTGAAGTCTAAGAAGGCAGCTTTCTGGTAATTATTAATTGGGACTTTAATCATTGGAGTAATTTGCTTTTCTATTTCGTCAAGCTCTGTAGCTAACATAATGGTACACTCCTGTTCTGTGTACACTTTATCTTTAATCACAACACCAATATTATTTTTATTAGTAGTACCATAACAGGCTGTTTTAACATTCATTACGTCTAAGTAAGGAGTAAGAACTAATCCTTCAGAAGGAGCTGTAAGTTGTGTAGCAGAGATTACAACAGCAGAGGAGAAACCCAACCCAAGTAATGTATTTCTTAAGTTCAGCTTAGGTTTTACAATCTTAGGGTTCTTTGTGTATGTCATAGAATATAGCCTTTCATTGTTCTGTACATCCTATATAAGAATGCTGGTGATAATCTCCAAGGAATATTCTTAACTCCCAAATAGATTGCAATCTGTTCACTACAGAAATACTTCTTTTCATCTTGGTAATTCTTACGAATAATAAACGAGAATATTCCAAGCCAATCGTACTTACTGCCTACCCAACTTCTTGCTAATTCAATAGCAGATTCTTTATCTACGATAGGCATCTGAACTACTTCATATTTAGGGTAATGTTTCACCCACTCATGTACAGGAATACGTCTACAACCTGTAGCTAATGTTGTATCAATTACATATTCACCATCAAGGATTGCACAATGGCACCAATTACTCAGCGTACCTAATCTAATTAATAGGGAGAATGGTTTATTATTACTAGCAAAGATAATTGGTGCAGTTTGCATTGTGTAGCCCTTAGAACACTGGACGAGAGAATACTTCTTTTAATTGTTCTTGTTTGAAGTCTGGAGAGTTTACATATTGCATAATCTTAGTAAGCTTCTCAGGATACTTAGCTACAGCAGCTTTCACCACTTCGTAAGATTCTTTAGTAAGGATTACGTTAATATACTGATCGAAGTCTGGAAGAGGTTTAGCTACGGGAGTAGCTGCTTCTTTAACTTGTTCTTTTTCAATTTTATTTGTTTGTACAGTCATTTTATTTCTCATTAGTAGATGTTACCATTTAGAAACAATGGAACTTCTTTTTCGGTTACGGGAGTATTTAATATCTCAAGACGTTTAGTTGCATCAATGAAACCATAATCAACTAACTTCTGTACGTCTGATTGTGTCTCAGGGAGGGACAAGTCAATATATGTGCTAGAAGCATGTTTAATTTTGATTACAGCAGCAGCATAACCTAAAGGGTTAGCCACTCTACTGGCCGCTTCTATTGCAGCTAAAACTGTATCACCAAGGCGATTTAAGAATGCTAACTTGGTGATCTTAGTTCCGTAATCTACAAGCACTTCATCTGGAGGGAGAAATTCACCCCCCTCGTACTTCCAGCCTACAGTTATGGGTAAATCAACATCTTCACCATCTAATTCAGAGTATTCTATGGGAGGATTTCCCAAGAATATTGATTGTCTCCAATCAGAAGGCCAATTGTATAATCCTACAACCTTATAACCTTCTATTGAAACCACTTTTACATTTGACATATTGCCCTACTTATTATAGTCATAGACGGCTTTGATGAATTTATCATACTCAGCTATACTAACCACTTTAGCACCTCCCGTAGTGGCATTCATTATCCCCACAAATAACTTATCGTGATCTATATAGTTAAGTTTGCTTGTGAACCTAGCGGGAAAGTTCAGGTGTGTCTCTGGGATGGTGATATTTCCTATAAGGCCCGAAGTACCAAACATCCTGTTGTAAGTCACCCCAACCCCGACACTAACACTAACAGCCCCATGACCAACAGTTCCATCTTGTGTAAGATAACCACAACCTAATAAATTGTAACTACCGCTTACTAGTGTTAGCGGGGTATCTTGGGAAACTATCGCCCCTGTAGTTTTGTTTATAAGATGATAGAACCCGTTACAAATTAACTTCAAGTGACCAGTAACATTGTCCAAGTAAAAACTTAACACAGCCTGACCATTACTAACGCTAGGCCAAGATATTGTGGGATTTATAGGGTCAAATGCCGCGCCAAGAGTAGTAACAGCACCAGTTGTATCATCTACCTTTATAAATCTGATATAGGTTGGGTTGACATAACTTAGAACAATGTACCAGCATTGGTCTACTGTACTGTAACAGATATGCTCAGGTTGTAAAGATTTAGCATTAGGTAAGTAACTTGTCGGATCAAAAGAGGCCACCACAGTTGTAGTGCCAGTTGAGGTTACACTCATTAGACTCACATCTGTCTGAGATACTATACGTAAGCCTCTGTTAGCTGCACCAGACCTGTACGCATAATACAAGTAGTTGGTGTGAGTTACGAACGATACATCCCCACCCCAAAGATTAGTTGGATAGGGGTTGGTGTAGGTATTAAGTTTAGGGTAAGGACTGCTACCTGTTGTCCCACTCCCCTGTCTAAATGTTGCTAAACCCATAAATTACCCCTTAGAATAGCCTGATACTGTTACAGCAACTTGACCAACCAGTCCAGTGGTAACTACGATTATTTTGTCTGTTGTTGAGATAGCAAGACCTGTCTTCTCAAAACCTGATATATCTGTTGTGGTTAAAACTTTCTTATGTAAGATGTAACCGGAAGCAGCATTACTTGTGCTGGTGTATAAGGTTACTGTTGCGGTATCTGATACAGCGGAACCATCAGCTAATGAAATAGAAACATTCACAGTGCCTGCCTTAGCTGCTGCATTACTAAACACAACAGTTTCGGTGTTGGTGGTTATCAAAGTTTGACTGTTAATCTCATTAGATAATGTATCATACTCCACACCAGTAACAACCACATGAGTTCCTGCTTGGTCTGTCTTGTAACAGAGATGTTCGCCTGCCTTCATTACAAATGCGGTACGTTCATAACCACCAGTGATTTCTATTGTATCTAATTGAACAGTGTGAGTGGCTGAAGGAGTCCCCGTTGGTGATCTAAACAAACTAACTTTGTTCACAAGACCTGAGTTGTTGTAAACTGTAACATTCACTTCTGCTGTTTTACCTACAGGTACACTGTACACACTTGTAGTTGATGCTCCGCTTGATATGTGGGCACCTAATCTTCCTGAAGCCATTTATTACACCTTACCATTGTGAACGGAAATAATTATCTGCATCAGCAGCAGTTTTAGTTTTATTACTGTCTGTAATATCAGACATAAAAGTTAAGATTGCTGTAATACGTTCATCCGCATACTTCAACCAATTATTCGTAATACGACCATACCAGTTATGGAACTCTCTAGGTAACTTAGCACCGTAGTCATAACCATCAGTCTTAATATCTGATGGAGGCTCTTGTACGTTAATAGCACCAAGCAAACCATTGTAAACATCATCTGTAGCCAGTTCAGGAAATACTGTTGGCCTTGCATTTGTATAGGGCATTTCTGCACTCCTAAATTAAATTATATTGGTGTATCGACTAACAAGCTCACCACCAATTGAACTATCTTCTGTAGTTCCAAAACCACTACCAACACCGCCCTCAAACACAAAAGCATCATTAGACGAATAAGAAGCTACGATAGATGCTGTCACTGTGATAGGTAATGTCTGTGTGAAGGTACTAAGCTGGGTTAGGGTAGGTGCCCCCACGTCTGAGTACAGAGCTACACCCGCAGGGAATTCCTCCTGCATAGTTACAGTATTACTCCCCATCACAGTACGCCACATTTGCAGCGCTGTATGGAATCTGCCCTCACCAGCATTCAGTATCTTCTGAATGTTAAGGGCTACACGGTAATCTACATCAGTAAGACCTTCTCTACGTTTACCGAGATGTTCACCTATTCCATCTAATTGAACACCTTCAGCATTTGCAATATCATCTTGGGATAACATCTCAGTGTTAACATCTTCAATCTCTTGCAACTCTTCTAAGAAGGTTTGTAACAAAAACTTAAGATTTTCACTGTCTTCGTATTGAGATATGAGGTGGGATAGTCCATTGCTTACATGATCTACCATGTTACACCTCGAAGTTCTGAGAGGGATAAGTATTCATATTTATACCTCGTTTACAACAATACGTGTAATGTTAAATGTAGAGTTTTCTTTACGACCAATAGCAATAGGAGATGTATTGAATGGAGTCCAAGCTACTTCATCGTAAGATTTAGATACTCTAATAACTAAGGAGGAGATACCCTGCACACTTGAGAAAATATTTCCAAAGAATCTTTGTGGGATAACATCATTGCCAATATTTAAAGATTGCCCATAAGCAAGAGCAGCAGCTTTAATACCATCTTCACCTGTTACAGCAAAGGCTTCTTCATCGTACTTGGTGTAGTCAATTTCTAACTTAATATAAACAGAGATTGGTCTACTGAATTGAACGGTTTGAGGCAGATCATCAATATCAAACACTGTACGTGTCACATCTCCATGAGACTCAATACCCACCGGGTGATAGTCCCATATTGTTTGTGCAATCTCTTGTGTATCACCGCCGTCAACGACTACTTCAAAAGATTTAGCTGGTCTGCCGTCTACATCTGTTACATACGTTTTATTTTCAATAATAAAAGCAGCAACAACACCATCTAAATTTCTAACATTAGCTGTAATAGCTGAATTGGTGGAGGCACCGATAATCTGAACAGAGTCGTAACGTCTAATGCGTAATTCATCATCCGTTTCTTCTTCCCTACCCTCTGTTGCAGCAGCAAGATTGTTTACAGAAGTAATCCCAGAAATAGGTACTAATAGAGCATTTAACGTTCCAATAGGGGCTTTTACTACACCATCGAACTCTGCTTCTGCTGTAACAATATCTGACACAGAGTTTATTGCAATTCTGGCACCAACAACAATAGGAAGAACACTGTTGATTTCAGTCACGTTAATACGTAATGTGGTACTAGTTGGCATTGTGCAAGTACAATTGGTAATTACACTTAAAGCTGCGAGAAGTTGTACAAGAATACTGTTAGCTGTTGCACTTCCACTCGATGTCACGCTGACAACTGTATTATCTACAGTTAATGAGTAAACAGTGCTGTTTACAACAGACGAGATACTTAATGTAATGTCTGAAAACTGGGTAGCCAAAAGAGTCTTAGTTGAAGTGGTAAAGAATCTATCTTCTGTACCTGCCACTTTAAGGGATGTTCCACTCGGTATAACAGTGCCAACTAAGCCTGTGAACTCTAGCGACACAGAAGACTTAGCTGCATCAATACGTTGTATGTCCACCATGTCACACACATTATCTAAACTAGTGTCTGTTGCACTTTTAGGGAATCTTGCATCGTAGCTTTGTTGTTGTGCTTCCCATAAATCACTTGCTTCTTCAGCATAAATAACCATGAGATTATATAAGGGGTTATTTGTATCTGGAACCCAAGCACTGCCATATCTAGCAACATGCTTATCATTCATTGTTTTTAGGATTTCAGGAAGGGTTTTTCTTGTAAATCCACTAGCGGTAATTCCGGCCAATTTAAGGCTCCCTTCTGATAATTAGAATGATAGGGAAATAGGAACTATCTCTCCACCTTTTTTCTTTACTTTAGCTTCAATAGAAAAGGTTCTTTGAGATAAATTTAAAACACTTGAATATGAAACGATACTATCTACATTACGTTCTTGTGAGATCGCAATCTTAAATATATCGTCTAGTTGGTCTTTCTTTACACCTTTAACAAACACTTCATCAAAGTATGGGATACCGTAAGTTCTATCAAAGAACCACTCACCTCTGTTTGTTAATAGCTTCACTTTTAATCTTTGGTTTAAATCTTCCATATCGTTCTTTAAGAAAGCGTATGAGAAGTTTTCAATAACCAAGTCATGGGTAACAGGGTCTAATTTAAGCATACTATGAAACCGTTTCGATCCTAGTAAATGGAGGAACACTTAAAGTGATTGTCCATTGAATTGTTTTAGCTACATCTTCAATTGCTTGTATGAAATTAAGGTAATACGGTTGGGAGTCCACTGTACTGTAACTAGCAGCAATAGCTGCTGTAAATGCAGCGGCCTTACTTGAACCATTATTCACTACTGCAACTGCTCCACCAGAAGGTGTCAGTAAACACGTAGACCAGTACTGAGCCATAGCTGCACCGAAAGCCTCGTCTGTAGTGTCACTAGGGAATGAGTTGAAGAAGTCAATTAGTATGCCCTCATCCTCTGTACCAGCTACACCACCGCCAGCAGAC